CTTCTTAACTTATTAACAATACCCATAATACCACGAACACCAAGAGTTATTGCAGTAATTGCCAAGATAATCTTTTTCAAGCCTTTTAATGCAACAGAGATACCCTTTGTAACTCCACCAAAGCCTTTTGCACTAGCTAACAACTGAACAGCTTTCTGTGCTGTATCGGTTTCTTTGCTAAAGCTAGCCATCGCTTCATTAGCACCGTTGATCTTATTCTCTGCCTGCTCATGCTGAATGTTCATCTGATTAATCTTAGCATTTATAGCTTCGAGCTTTGCGAGTAGTTTCTGATACTCTTCCGTTGTAGTAGGATCAATTATATGAGCACCCTTCTGCTCCATCTCATCCATAGCAGCACCGATCTGATGAACTTGATCCTCTAACGCTTCATACGCTTCAGCATCTTTTTCAAACTGTTCACTATTAAGATATAATTCGCCACCTGCTCTCTCATTAAAGATCATACTCTCTTTCAAAGCATTCATTTGATCTGTAACTTTCTGCAGCTGATTTTCTAATTCTGCATACTCTTTAGAAGGAGTTTCGGTAGCTTTCATCTTTTCAAGCTGTTTAACAAGCTCTTCCTGTTTAATAGCAGCTTCTGCCATCTTAGCTTCGAGCTCTGCAATTTTAGCTTTTGCTTTATCTATTGCATCAGTGTTTATAGGAGAAGGTCCTTTTCCGCTACCAGAACCTTTTGACTCCATCACTTTATCAACTTCTTTTTTAAGATTTTTGGCTGTCTGAATCGCATCCTTAGGATCCAGATCAACACTCAATAAGAGGTCTGCCATTATTCGTTTCCTCCATTCCACAATGCATCAATATAATTGTCTGCTTGTTTCTGTTCTGCACTTCTCATATCGATCTTGAAGTACTGAGGATTTTCGTTCATAAACTTCTTTTCGTGTTTTTCCAACTTTTCACTATGAGCTATCTTGTAGCGGATCCCAACAATCTGAGATAGAGCACAATCGCCGATAGCCATATAATAACCTATAAATGTCCACCAGTGAATATACTCTTCTGCACGGATTTCTTTTCCTGCAACATGGTTAATAGCTGATGTTATTAAGACAGAGTCCTTATCCCAGTCAATCAAATTAGCTGACTTCTTTTTAGGCTCTTCCTGTCCGCTTCTCATAAAGTTGAACATCTGCTCTACAGCCACTTTTGCATTCTTAAAGCCTAATACTTCATCTACAGAATTGAACTTTTCATAGAATACCATAAGTGCTGCTATTATTTTTTCTTTATCGTTTAGATCCTCTGCATTTAAGATTTCAAAACAATGGAGAACCATTCTGAAATCGCCTTTATCGCGGATTCGGAACGGTTCTCCATCAATATCTATAGAGGTAGGAAGCTCATACATTGATTATCCTCTTTTACCGGACTTTCCGGATTTCGTATTTACATACTTTTCTGTATGCTTTTGTATCCTAGCTTTCATCTTCTTGTACTGATCATTAAGATTTGTACTATAAAGATTTGTAAGTGCATTGATTATGAGCTCAAATCTGTAGGAACCGTTGATAGGATCATACATTGTTCCACCCTTGCCACAAACTTCACTAACGTTTGAATCAAAGATGTAATCAAGCTCATCACGCATTACCTTATCAGCTTTTTTAAGCTCTGCAGATAAATCCGCATCTTCACCTAATGCTGCGATTCTTTGAAGCTCTTTCTGTATGTTTTCATATCCCTTTTCAAGACGCTCTGCAATACCTAAGTCTGAAGTATTTAGCTCAAGTATTGAATCGTCTCTGCCGTTAATACGGAACGGAGTTTTCTTAATCCCTTCAATATTGAGATCAATAACACCGCTAACTTTATTCTCGTCTGTTAGAGCCATAAATTAACCTCCTTAGATTGATACATCTTCTGTGAACACAAAGTCTGCAGCGATCTTATCAACCTTGCCTGTAGTGATCTTGTTTGAGAAATGAACTGTGATAGGGAAGTTAACATTTGCATCACCACCGAACGACTCGTAAGTGATTGTGCTCTCTGCATGCTTCTCTGCTTCATAGCCATTTGTCTCATCACCAATAAATGCTGTAATAACATAGATGGTGAATGCTCCTGTAAGCTCTGAAAGTGCATTTCTTCTACGAATGTCATTAAGATAAGCACCAAGTCTTGATCCACCAAGGATAAGGAAAGGATCAAATGCCTGTGTAGGCTGTGTCTTATTAACATCTGTGTAGTTATTACCAAGGATATCTGTTGAATCCTGAATATCAGCATTGTAATCAATGCTAGAATCTTCTGTACGAGTACCAAGAAGCTCTCTTACTACTTCAGAACCGGTTGTACCGTCTAAAGGCTCTTCCCATTCTGCTACGGTTACGAGAAGTTTTCTTTCAGCTCTCTGGCCATCTCTAAGATTGATCTGTTTTACTGCCATTTAATTATCCTCCCAAATTGATTTTGTTTTGTCTAAGTAGTCGATCTGTATCGACATACTATACTTCGCTAACGCAGGAGTAACACTCGTATCTACACCGTTAAGATTAGGATTATCTGAAGTGGTCTGCATATTATCTATCTCAAATCCTTCACCAAAGTCTGGATAGTTCTGCTCTTCTGCCTGCTCCGTAATCCAGTCCATAATGCCTTGAACATCGAGTAGCTCTTCTACATTCTCTGATACATAATCCGTAACTGTCGTTGTACCTGGAATCGGAAGATTCTTTGGTATCGGATTATAATCAACTGATCTAAAATCAATGATTGAGAATGTATATCTCCTTAAAACGCTTCCATCAACGAACTTTCTGTTGAGTGATACGTCGTTAGCCTGTGTTATAATCTGTTTATTCTCATCTTTCGCATTCAAGAAGTTAAAGAATACAGAGCTGGATGCGATCTTAGGGCAGGTCATTAGAAAATCGATTATTGCTTGATTCTTATCTACCACGTAACCATTCTCCTTTTATAATCTCTTTTACTTCTTGCTTAAACTCTTCACCGTGATCTCTCATCATCGCTTGATCCCACTTAGCTGATGCTAAAGGATGATACTCTAGCGTATGCCTAAATTGTACACCGTAATACTGAGCTTTTGCGTAAATCATCTTGTATCTTACGCCTTCTGCACTGATATCTAATGTCTGTGACAAAGGACCGTTCAAGAAAGGTACGTAAGGATCACACCTTTTCGCAAGAGTATTGTGAATAGCAAGCTTAATACGAGGATCACTATTTAGCTGCTCTAAAGGAGCTATCAAAGTATCCTGAATATCTTTCGATATTTTAAGCTTTATGTCTGCCATATCACTTACCTCTTGCTAAGTAGTGCTCGTTATTTCGTCCTACACCCGTGTTAATTGAGTATTCTGTAATCTCTAAACACGATTGGTAATCTCTGTACTTGGACAGTAAGTCAGTAGATCGATGCCCGGACTGATATTCATTAATAACATCGCTCACTTCACCTCTTACGATTATATCGCTCTGTCCTAAAGTGAAGTGATCGGACTTCTGGTCTGCCGGTAAAGCAGTCCAGTCCTTTTTCTCTAAGAACTTTGCATCCTTAGGAATTCGACACAGCGCTGATTTTGAATCCAGCACTACTTCTCCGATTGAAACTTTTGTTCCCTGCAAGCTCCAGAAACAGTCCGTAACGACTGATCTGTACCAAGTAGTCACATCCGTAGTCGGATCCGTATACTTGTTATAAATTGTAACCGTTGTATCCCACCAAATTGGGAAGCCAGGTCTACTCATTCGGATACACTCCTCTGTAAAGTAACACTCTTCCTGCTTCGTTCATAACACCCTGAAGATATTTGTCAATCGCTTCTGCAGCTTCTTGCTTACAAGATTGCGCTAACTCCGATGCGTTCAATACGTTATAACTAATTGAAACACCGTCGTTTGACTGTGATGTTATATTCGCGCCCACACCTGCATCTATCCCGTTAGCTGAAGAACTAATTGTACTGTTCTTAGCAACTAACAAATTGATCAAGTACTTCATAAGACGTTTGAGCTCAATAGGAAAAGTCGTGTCATTCTTCAAGCGGTTAAATGTATACCAATTAACAAGCGCTTCTGCTTCAAACTCTAAATCATCAAAAGTGGTTTCATCTAATGTTCCACCCATCTCCATATATTCTGTGTATGTAAGATACATTGATTCCACCACCTCTCTTTACTGCTGTGTCTTTCTCTTATATGAAGACTTCTTCTTAGGTTGCTCCTCTACAACAATGTCACCGTCGGTAGGATCCTCAGGAGCGTTCATTTCTGTCATTCCTGAATTAGCTTTAAGAAGTGCCTCATTATCTGCTTTAAGTTTTTTGATCTGCTTTTCTAAAGCTGCGACCTTAGCCATCTCATCCTGTAAGGCTCTCTGCAGCGCACCCACTTCTGTGGGCACGCTTGCTTTTACTACATTACCGAACTGATCGATAACGCTATAGCCTTTCTCGAAATACTTATCGAGTTCATCTTCTTCGATAGATAAGACCACATTTGCTCTTTTAATTGTGATCATAAATTATTCTCCTGTAGTTGTTCCGCTACCTTCTGTAATATTGAACTGAATAGCGCCAGACTTCTTATTGAGGATGAATACATCTTCGAAGGACTCTTCGTAGTAGATGTACTTTCCTTCAGAACCAGCTGAAGGCTCATCAATCTGTGAGAAGGTGTAACTAACAGGTGTGATAACTGCAAGAGGATGAACGAGGAACATATTGATCTGATCAGCTCCTGCAACAGGCTTCCAACCAGTTGTGAAGTTGTAAAGAGATTTCATCAATGTTGCAGGAACACCGATAACCTGAACTTCATCAAGTCTGGAAACCATTCTGTTGATAACACCGTTGTTATCTGTTACATCAATGCTTCTAGAAAGAGTGTTGTTAGCATCGATCTGAGCATTCTTTAACAAGGTCTTAACTTCGTGTGTTACATAGAGGATTCTGCCGTTAGCAGGAACTCTCTCATTATCCATCTTTAACATTAAAGCATCAAATACGCCAAGTACTGACTGCTTTGTAAGAGGAGTTGTATCAGGAGTTCTAAGCTGACCTTCCTCATCTCTTGTTGTCTGCCAATCTGCGAAAATCTTTGAAATTGTGTAAGCATCCATTTCAGGGAACTTCTGTTCCTCGTTGAATACCTGAGTGATGTTCGCAATGGTTGTAACCATGTTTGTCTGTACGATATCCATGGGATGAACAAGTGTGCTCCACTTTCTTTCATTTGAAAGTGTCTTTGTCTCCCATGCATTGTCGTAGTGACGTGCTGCCTGAGCAATTGTATCTCTATCTGCATTAACACGTCCGGTTGTGCTGATAGAAGGGATCTCAATTGTCTTAGCGTTTACCCAACGATATCTACCGTTGTTAGGTGTGTTGTAAAGTGCTCCAAAGTTGAGCACATAGGGCCATTTCTGTGAAAGGGCTCTTGAATACTCGGTTGCGTAATTAAGTGCTGCCATAATTTTTCTCCTTTTTCTTTTTCTCTATTATTCCGACATAGGTCTTACGCCGGTAAAATGAAACGCTTCTGTGAATGCCTGAGCGGCATCATGTACTGGCTCTCCACCAGGTGTAGGTGCTACGAACTGAGGTGTGAATTCAGGTTCATACGGTTCGTAATCATTGTCTCCATAAGAATCATCATCGTTGCCACCGTAGTACTCACTATCTTCGTAATCTACGATGAACGAATCTGCATTGTCTTGTGAGTAAGTCGCTAAGAAATCATCGGCACCAATGATCTTGCCATCCTTCATCTTGAGGTTCTCATCAACCATCGATCTAATGAATTCTCTCTTTGCAGCATTGCTGCTGAACTGTTGCTGAGCTGCAAATTCTTTAACTGCAAATTCGTAAGCCTGTTTACTAAGCTTTTCCTGATACTGCTTAGTATCGCTATCATATTTGCTCTGAAGATCCTGAAAATCCTTTGTTAAGGATGCGATCTTATCTGAATCTGCTCCAGCTGCTTCAAGTTTTGTTCTTAAATCTGCTAGGTCAGTATCTCTAGTACCTAAAGTACCGTTCAACTGCTCAATCTGTGAGTTAAGAGTCTGTACTTCATTCTCGTACTTGTTCTTAGCCACATAATTACCTTCCGTTAAATCTACGAATTTTGATCCGTTAGCCTTAATAGCTGACGCTAATTCGTCGTACGTAAGGGATCCACCTGCTTCTTCAAAAAACTCTTTCAAACTTGCCATTCTTCTTTTTCCTCCGTTCTTTATATCTGTTACTTATAACTGCGGTTTACAGTTTCCGCTGAATGGACATGAATTTATATGTCTTCATGCTAGACATCTATATCAACGCTTTTCAGCTTTGATCTCTTTTATCTCTTCCTTGATCTGCCTAACTTCAGATTCAAGTGTCGGGATTCGAACTGCAAATTCGTTATGTCTTCGAACTTCATTGGTAAGATTTTCTAACTTAGTGTCCGTTACTGCCTGAGCCGTAACTATCTTATTTTCGATTGATCTATTAGAAGTAGCATTTGTAATAATGACTCCTGCTAATGCAAGTCCACTTGTTATAAACGCTGTAATTATGCTTCCAATAATCGCTTCCATATTTTCCTCCAAAAGAAAAATAGAGTATAAAGGAATGGTCGCGACCTTTATACTCTATTTATCTGTAGTTTACCAAGACAGAAAATCTCCGGCAGATTTCTGCACCTTTATTGTCTAACAACTCTTAGTAAAAGTAAACCACAAATCAGAAAAAATGTTATATTATATTTTGATTTTTTTATATCCTGGAACGCTTGTGTTCTCAGAATGTATTGGAAGTCCACAAGCTTTACTAAAATCTTTGTATTCCTGAGTGTATGAATTGACCTGAGCTTGGTATTCTCTTGCAAGTTCAATATCACCTACTTCTCTGGCTACAATTTGGCCACGCTTAGCTCTGCGAATCTCTCTTTCAAGCCGTCTCTGTTCCTGAGTGCATTCATATAGTGATCTATGCTTGCCGTCAGGATCCGTATAACCTTCTTGATTACGTTTAATATTCTCTTCGAGCTCTTCATCCGTAAAATTAGGTTTGTTAAGACCAAGAATGACTGAGAATGTGAAGTGTCTACAGTTCCAAATGCCTATTTTACGCTTGATAGCTTTGAATTTTCTGCCTTTTACATCCTCAAAATCCTTCTCACTCTGCAGTTTTTCGTACTCTTCATTCGTAAATTGATGTCCTTGAATTGGTTCGTGATCAGGAGCAGAATGCTCATGTACTGTTATTTCTTTACCATCTGCACCGTACTGCTTTCCAAGCTCATCCTGTGTTTGCTGATTAATATCACGAATATTATCTAGAATATTACGTTTAACAGCTGACTCTGTTCGTTGAGTTGTTACACGCCCTTCTTCAGACTCATACCACACCGTTCTCATTCCGCTATCTGATAACGTCTTAACAGTCTTACGTATTGCTGAAAAGTAATCACCAAGTCCTTCCGTAACTTGTTCTGCAGCTTCATTAACAACTTTGTTGTAGGCATCTGATACTGGATTTGGGATCAGCTTTGTACGGTCTTTAGGATCACGAAGCATAAGTGCTTGAGTCTTAAACACGTCCATATCATTTGTTGCTTGTTTGAAGCCCGTTAAAATCGTTTGTATAGGTTTATTTTGCTTAAAAGGTATAAATGGTAGGGAGCGGAAGTCAAAATTGATTTTAGAGTTGTTATATGCTTCCTCAACGACATTCTCATATAATCTATTGATATCAGCTCTCTGAAGTATACCATATCGTCTAAGTACTTTTTTGATTTCCTGCAGATCCTTATCTTTTTCAGTTAAAGTCAAAGGCTGTCCTGTATCACCGATCTGCTTTAACCGTCGTGCTAAAAGAAGCAGAACAAAAAGTTCCGCTTCTCCGCTCTTGCCTGCAATCTTATCTGCGATTTCCTCTATGTTAAGTGCCATTCACTAATCCTCTCTATCAACTCTCTGAGGTTTCTGATTATTCTTTGGAGGTTGCTGACCGTTGTTTGTTGCATTTGATCCCATGATGAGATCATTCTCAGCAGACTGCATAGCTTCCTTATCTGCATTCATTAATGCTTCCTGAGCCTGTCTCTCCGTCTCACCGAAGTACCACTCTCTCAACTCGAGCTTGGACATGATTCCCTCTCTCATAAGTGTTACACGCTTGTTAAGCTCTGTATCCACATCAACGATAATTGAATCATCCCACTCGAAATTCACGTCATAATCGCCTTCAGGAGTGATCTTATACAGTGTGCAGTACGTATTCATAATGTAGATCGTATCTTTAAGTACGTCTTCAATAGCTGCCTGAATATCTGCATTTGCTTGATAACTTCTCTGCTTGAGAATCTTTAACTCCGTTGCAGTTCTTGCTTCTGCAGCTGCATCTGATATTGTACCTCTTGAAAGAGCTACTGCATCTTCAATTCTCATGAGGATCATATTCAAGCCGTTCTGGAAACTTGCATCTCTAAGTGTAGGTGCATAATACTGGAATGTATCACCTTCAACTCCGATATCAACTTTACGATATAACCTCTTCTGAAAGCTGTTAAGTACAGGAGCAGACGGTTTACCATCAGGTCCAACTTCTGAATAATTCAAAGCATCACGGTCAATATCGATTGCCATTTCACCTGCTTCATATTCCCAAAGCAGTCTTGAATACTGCATATCTGCATCTTTGATCAAGTCCTTTGCTCTTGAATATCCTGAAACGCCAAGAGGTGATGATGTATCAATTGTATTTGCCTCAGGCATCTTGAAATAAGCAAATAAAGGCTGTTTTACGTCTTTAATCTTTACCTCAGGCTGAATATCTTTCCACTGAGGTACGTTCTTCAAAGGCACTTCCTGTCCAAGATCAACTCCAGACTGATCACTCTGAGTATTTGTATTCATTGATTTGAATGCTTTATTTGTTACTGTCACAACACCGTTCTCAAACTTGTGATACTCAAGACGTCTATATACAGCATCTTTTTCTACATGAGTCTGAATGAAAGCTGCTTCTGTGATCCTTCCAGATGCGTCGAATGAAAGAGGATAGAATGCATCTGCCTGAACAAAGTCAAATTCTATCTGCCAATCTGCCTTGTCATCCTCTTCTTTAATCTTATTGCTGACTAAGAAAGGTTTTATAACAAGTCCTCCCTTAGCTACACCGTACTCAATCTGCTTTCTGAGCTGCTTTTTAAGCTTCTTGTACTGTGATTCAAGATATTCAGCTCTTGCTACGGATCCTATTGGCTTTTCTTTCTTGATCATTTCAGGCTCCATAGATGGAACTATGTTGCCGTATTCATCAGGCTCAGGCTTCTTATAATTTGGATTTTTAACTTCTACTTCCTTTGTAGGAGTTGTAATCTCAGACTGAAATTCAATCAAAGCCGTTCTTGCTTTTTCACTTGCAATCAAAGCTGGAATTCCTAATGATACGATTCTTATAGGATCACTGTAAGAAGGTTCTTTAATCCATGGTGCTTCACCCTTATACATTTCACTCCACAGCTTGATTGCCTCTTCCATCTGTGAACTGATAACAGGTGCTACATGAAGTGTCTTTTCAACTGTTCTTGCTCCAACCATATTTCCTATTATCTCCCTTATTTTTGTTGCTATCACTGACCATAAAGACATCTATTCGTCCTCCGTCTCCTCGTCATCTTCTTCAGGAGCTCCACACATTAGTTCGCAGAGCTCCTCGCATGTTAAATTCTCAAGTGTAAGTCCCATTATCACATAGGTCCTTTCTTTTTCTTCATAGCTACTGTAGTGATCAAGCTTCTCAGTTCCTTATTACCTTCCTTATCTGCCTGCTTCCATAATTTATTAAGCTCCTTATTTGACATCTTAAAAAGCTGACTCTCTGTGTAATTCGGAAGTGTGCTCTGAGGCTTGTCTTTCCACCCTAAGATATTTTTGTGATCCACATTAACTCTATGAGTGCCCGCAATGTTGTAGTCCTGTGTACCATCCTTCTTGAGAAGATTAATTCTGTAACCGTTATTTGTATCTTCTACTACAACGCCTTCTACCGTTTTGCCTTTATCATTTTTGAATTGAACTCGCTGACCCTCTTTAAGATCATCCTTCATCCAATCATACTTCTTATAATCTGACTCATCTTTTTTCTGATTATTTAATGCATCTTTCTGCTTACTTGCATTAGCAATCTGCTTCTGCTTAACACGTTCATCCTTATCCTGCTGAGTAGGTTTTCCTACGGATTCTTCAAGCTCTTTTCTAGTTACTTCAAGATCCCTACCTACACCGTATCTCCAGAAAGTACCGTCTGAATATTCAACTCCGATGTAAGGATTCTCATCATCTTCAGGAATGATAAAGTTCTTAATGTCTTTACCTTTCTGCTTAAAGTCATCAGCATCCATGCCGTACTCTTCTGCATACTTCTTTATGAAATCTTTCTTAGAGATTGTAGTTGCACCGTCGATCTTTGTTTCCTTAGCTGCTTCAGCTCTCTCTCTTTCAACAGTCTCTTTAGACTTAATGCCTGATATCTTCTCATGGAATGCAAGTTCTTTCTTCTTCTGCTCAGCTGACTTCTTGTTCCACGCTTCTTCATACTTCTTTTGATCGAATTCTGTGGGGCCTGACTTAAACTCAGTCTTTTTCATATCACCCTTTTCCATCATTCGTTTAACTCTCTCTTCACCGAGATTCTCAACCATGTTAGTAGCCTGTTCTTTTGTAACGCCTTCTTTCTTCATAAAGAAATCTACTGCCTTATCATGATCAAATGCTTCTTTCTTTGCAGGAGCTTTCTTATCAAGTTCTCCCTTATAAGCCTTTGACTGCAGCTGCTTTAATTCTTTCTTCTCAGCTGCCGTAAGCTCTTCGTAATCATGCTCTTTAAGAGTCTTGTATCTATGAGCCTCTGTCTCTTTAGCTTTCAATCTAGCCGTAGCTTCTTCAAAAGATTTCTTCTTAGCAGCCTTATTTGCAGCTTCTTCAGACTTTGCAGAAGACTTCTTTGAGGATCCTTTCTTAGATTCTGATTTGGATCCTAACTGCTCAATACGCTTTCTAACATCAGCTTTTGATTCGCCTTCGTAGATTGGAACATGATTTCCATTAACTGTAATCCATTTGCTTACTTCACGTGCCATAGTTTTTCTCCTTTATTAAACGTTTTTATACCATGTGAGGTCTGAAGTTCCTCTTCTCTTCCATCCCTGCTTTTCAAGCGTTCTAACATTTACAGCTGTAAAATCACTGTTACCTAGATCAAGAAGCATCTGATTACCAGTCTTAGTAACTACCGTAGCAGGACTCTTTGCATTTTCAACGAACTTAGGAAGTTTCTGCGCTTTAGTCTTTGCAGCTGCCATCTTCTTCTCCGTTGTAAACTCGATTGAAGGACTCATACCAGTATGTCCTGCCCATCCCATCGACATTGTCTTACTGTCAGTTTTCTCGCCCTTATAACTTCCTGTAATGTACTCCCAGCTGCCGTCTGCAAGCTTTTTATACTGACGTTCGGATCCGCGTTCACCTTTTTCGATCATAACAGTTCCAGTAGGTGCATGATCGAGAGTCTGTCTAACAACTCTCCAATCTTCATCCTTCTTATCACCGTTATTACGAAGTCTGCTGATGTTGTTTATATAATCAGTACGCTCTTTTGCTTTGAAAGATTCTTTCTTTGCAGGAGCTTTTTCTTTATTTTCTACTCGCTGTCGAATATCTACAACCTCTGCTTTGTGATAGCCTGTTTTTGCATCCTGATAATGCTCTCTTGTAACGACATACTCCTTATCACCGTAATTCGACTTGACTATGATTTCGTCTGTATGACGAGAGGTTCTACCAGGTATATCTTTGAGCTGCTTGATATTTGTAGGATTTCCTTCATTAGGATTTAACGATTTAGGACTAATTCCATCACCGTTAGAAAGCTTGTATTCAGAAGGATTTAATCCAAGTCCTTCACGCTTTTCAAAAGAGAGTGATTTACTCTTCTCTGTCTTTTTAACAGGATTTTGCTTCTCAGTCTTAGCAGCTCTCTTACTATATAAAGTCGTTTTTGAATCTCTTGAGGTATTTCCCTGAAGAATTGTTCCAACAACTTCATTATTCTTATCACGAAGTTCATATGTAGTATCGATTGCACTCCTACGCTTTTCATGAACCGTTAAAGACGTACCGAGCATTTCCTCTGCAGATTTCTTAGCACCTACAACTCCTTTTGTTTTATATGTTTTTGACTTAGAAGAATCGTAGCTTAAGCTTTTCTCAGCAGCTTTTCCTGCAGACATCCACCGTCCGTCAGGACCTTTCATCAGCGTTCTGCCATCTTTTGTGTGAATGACTTTTCCCATTTGGTTTTCCTCCTATTTAGTGATTGAATCTTATATGTACGTACCATTTTGCATCTGCAGATTCATAGTTATCGTCGTCATCGAATCTGCCTGCACCTGGAACCTCTTCCCATTCAAGTATATATCCTCCACCGTCATAAGGTGCTTGATTTATCTCATTGAACTTTACCATATCCTCTAAAGCACCTGCTTCACTCTTACTATACTTCCTAACAGATTTTGCAAGTTCTTTCAGCATTGATGCCTCAGACTTCTTGTTGCTGTAACCGTCAATATCTGTAAATGTTGAAGTAATTCGAGCGTTTCCGAAGATTAGTCCTTTGACCTCCTCATTACGCTCTTTACCGTTCAATCGATCTGCTTCAGCTTGAGCTTTTGCAATCTGATCTTCCTTGTTAGGATCCCTAACATCAGAACCTTTCTTTAACCAGTGACCTTTATCATCTTTGTAAAGAATTCTGCCATCTTTAGTGCGAATCTCTTTCATTTATTTTTTAACTCCTTAAGCTCTGCAGTTAATTTCTTAATCTTATTTCTATAACCTGTTCGTGTCCATCTATCCGCAATGTTAGGATCTTCGAGACATAGCTTAGCGTTTTTAATCTCCTTATTTATCTCTTCTATTCTAGCATCTCTCTTTTTGATCTCGGCTTTACGTTCATTTTTAAGCTGTTCAACCTCTTTTGAATCAAGTGCGTTACCTAAGAATACTGTACCATCATACACATCTACACTGCCATTCTTACCAGACACCGTTCTAAAATCATGATCGAGTTTGCCAGTCTTGAAATCTGCGTGCTTGAACCATCTTCCATCATCGCCTTTATAAAGCGTTCTACCATCCTTTGTACGTACAATCTTCATATTACTTCTCCTTCAACTTGTTGATCAGAGTTCTGAAGTGATATCTCTGAATGTTGTATCCACCTGCACCGATTGTTTCTACCTTTACGGATCCTCTTGTACCATCTATAAAACCGTTAAGATCACCTGCTTTTCCAACTCTAAGTCTTTCTGCGCTCTTAATCTCGCCAATTGCATCGTTCGTTCTGCGAATTATATCATCATATTTACGAATCTTTTCAGCACGAACGTCTTTCTTCATTGTCTCTTCCCAATCACCTGCACCATGATAAAACTGAGTTACATGCATCCAGTCTTCTTTGAACTTCTTTCTAAGCTTATCTTCTGCATGACTTCTTTCAAGACGCTCTTCTTCACTAGCACCCCAACCAGCGTCACTGTACTTCCAATCTCGATAAGCCTTGATTTCTTCCTGACGCTTCTTATATGCATCTGTGTATCTAACATATTCATTCTGGAAATACTCAATGCTCTGCTCTTCCCAGTTATCTAAGAATTGTGTGATTGCAGGAACATTGTGACTTTTCGCCTTTTCGATTTCCTTCTGCATTTCTACTTTGTAATCTTCAAGAGCTTTCTTAGCACGCTCAAGTTCCTTAGTTGTGACTCTAACGTCATAATCGCCGTAAGAATAAGGATTCTTCTCCCAATTTGTAGCTCTAGCTGCTTCAATTCTCTCCCATTTCTTCTCAAGCTTTTCAATCTCTTTCTGCTTGCCATCAATTCTCTTCTGAATAAAGTCCATCTTAGGAGTTCTCTCATATTCAGGTTCAGGATTATTAAGCTGCTTAGCAATCTCAGTCGCTTTAGCGATCTGCTCTTCTTTCTGAGGTTCACGAACATCTGACTGCTTAGAAAGAATACTTGCAGCATCATTCTTATTCACCCAGTGTCCCGTATCAAGATCCTTATAGAGTGTTCGTCCATCTTTAGTGTGGATAGTTTTAAGATTCATGTTCAATCTCCTTTTTATGCATACTCATACCGTATCCATCTTAATTGTACTACCGTTGGAAACATAACACAACCATTTATTTCTCATCGCCGTGAACCTACGATAACTACAGGGATCTTTTCAATTCCATTCATATATGCAGCTACTGCTCGATGCAATCCTTCTTGTGCATAGTCCTTGTAATTAAGGTATGGAGTATAGAACTTCGTTCCTTCACGCATCATTTTTGCATATTTCTCTGTGTCTTCATCCTCTACTCTACCACGTAATGTTTTTTCAAAAGTACTGTCTTCAAATACGTGATAAGCACACTCTTTAATGTATTCTTCTGGAGTCATCTCTACGATTTCTGCTTTACCGTTCTTGATCAGATCATTGTAATACGAAGTTCCTGTGTCATCTTTCTTGAAACCGATGTACTCTCCAACAGCTTTCTTGAAATCAGGTTCGCCGTACTCAGCTTTTTCTACCCTCGACTGCTTCTTATCAAACCGTTCTATAGCATCGTGATAATCATCTCTGATCTTCTCGTACTCTTTCATATCAGCGTACATCTTATCTTTTTTCTCTTTTAATGCCATTATTTCAGGATGTTCACTATCGCTAACTAATATACGAGCAACATCTCTGCCACCAAAAGCTTCAATATCTTCTTTTGTTATATACTTATCACGAGCAGCATCGAGCTCCTTGTTGAAATTACGCCATCTCTCTTTAGTTGCTTCATACTCATCTCTTTTAAGTTCAAGATAATTTTTCTGAGAACGTACTTCTGTAGGAAGTTCATAGCCTTTGTAGTCTTTAAGCAGATCCGCTGCTTCATGCACTTTTTCAAGTTTCTTATTCTTATGAAGAAGTTCGTATACATTGATTCCTTCATCTCTAAACTTCTTTTCCCACTCTTCATGATAATCTGCAAACTTGCCTTTCTTTATTGCATAAAGCTTCATCGCTTTCTCTAACGCAGGAAGATCCTTATCAGGAATTTTATGTTCATACTGAGCATCTAGCACCGTTTCTTTCCAGCTGTAAGACTCTTTGTCAATCTTCTCCTTTGCATAATTGAGTGCCCATCTAAGATGTCTTTCTCTGTATGCCGTACTATCTCTATCAATTTTATCATTTACACCGTTACGTTCATCAGCTTCTTTCTGATTCTTTGCAATCTGTTCTTCTTTCTGATCAAACCAATCTGTATTTACTCGTCTTCCATCTTTTGTTGTTATCCAAGGCATCTTTCTAACTCCTTTACTAATTCAATATCATTAAAGTATTTTGCACGTACTATACGCTTTCTAGTACCTCCGGATCCTCCACCTAACAAATAATCGATATGATCAACTAGATTAGGTGCTATATTAACTGCTTTATCATCTTTATGAAGTGCATTTAGATACTGTCTGAAACACCAATCATCATTAACACCCTTCTCCCAGTACCGTTTATACACATCGTTTCCTATAATGTTTTCACTCACCCACTCACTGCACTCTCTTGCATATTGATTAGGAATTAGAATGCATGGAAACGAAAACCACATCTTATCCTGCGCAACTTCGCCAGGTTCACCGTGCTTCTCATCAGTGGACGATAATGACCAGAGTACGTGGCATTTGCAGGACGATGTGATCATCTGTAAGAATTTCAAAGAGATGA